TGCTCCTCCAAGTGGAGCTAAATGTTCACAAGATAATTCTGAAGATGGTGATGAATTTGTATGTGAAGCATATAAAAATGGTGTTTTAGTTACTGAAGAAATATCTAAGTAATTGACCTTACTAATCTATAATATGTAGCAACATCTCTTCCAGTATAAGTTTTGGTTATACCGTCTTTACTTATAACTACCATACTTGGAACTTGTTTAATTCCATATAATTGAGTTAATTGTGTAGGATCTTCTCTAATATTTACAGATGCCCAATTAATATTATTAAATTCTTCTTTTAAATCATCAAATACGGGTTTAAGGGCTTTACAAGGTTCGCATGTAGGTGATGAGAAAACTATTGCACTCATTCTTGTTTTATAATAATTAATTCATCTTTTTTCAAAGAATTCATTTTTAATCTAATAAATTTATTTTTATTAATAATTTGTATTTCTGTATCATATCCTTTATCTTTTAAAGTTTTTTGAAATGCACTGAATAAAGCAACTTTTAAATAATGTTGATTTAATTCATTAAGATTATTTAAACACCATTTTGTTATAATATCTTGTTCTAACGGTGGACCCATAATTCTTAAATTTAATCCTTTAAATATATTTTCATTAGATTCAATTATTTTTATGCCTTCTTTTGGTAGTAATAAAACATCAGTTGCCATTTTATCAACAATAGAATTATTTAATGATAATTCATCTGTATTTGTTGTATGTGCTTTAATCCATGTAATAATATAACTTTTAAATTTAACTAATAATTTTGTTGAACCTTCAATTAAATCTTTATGTTTAACATCTTGACCTTCAGCAGTTTTCCAATTATTTTTTAACCATCCAGGTAACCATTTTGTTAAACAATCTTTAGAATATGCCGAATCTGTATAAATATGTAAAGTAAATTCTGATGAATTACCTGAATTTTCAATTGCTTTTAAAATACCTTCATAAATAGCTTTTAATTCACCTCGATTATTTGTTTGTTGTTCATCTTCAGGAACTTTTGCAGCATATGACCATTCCTTATATTCAGGAAAGTAATATGCATATGATGCTTTAGAATTTGATTTCCCATTAGATTTACATGCTCCATCAGTAAATAATCTAATCATTTTTATATTCAGGATAAGTAATTGTTGTTGGAATTCGTTTTGTAATACATCTACTAATAATTGCAGATTGAATAGTTGTAGGATTTTCTACATGAAACCATACTCTATTTTTAAATGATTTTTGTTCTAGTTTTCTTCTTAGCATTTGTTGACATGCAAACGTTAAAAATTCAGAATGCCATATTAATAATACACGTATTTTTGTTGATTGTTTCATAGGAATTTTTGATATCCATGTATCAAATAAAGGTGTGAATTCTTCTGATGAAAAAAAAATACATCCATCTATTTCATCAAATTCACAATTATTTCCATATCTAACTTTATATTCATTCCATATTTTTAAAGTTTCTCGATCATTTAAAGGTTCAAATAAAATATAATGTGGTGGTGGAAAATCCATTATTATTATTCATGTTTATCTTCTGAAGATGATAATACGCGTTTTACAAGTATTCCGGCATCAACTACATATAAACTATTTTCAGTCATTACAATATAACATGAATCACATTTAAAAACTTGTTGGATCGTTGATGTATATTCATCATTCGATTTCACAAGATATTTAGTTTTATCTTGAACACCAATACAGCATTTCTTTTCTAGAGAATCTCTATAGTAATCAAAATAAATAGGTTTATCTTCATTTATTGCAACTTCAGTAACTTTTAATAGTACTGCTGCTGAAGGAAGAGCCATTTTATTTATCTTTAAATGTTAGAATTTACGATGCTTGAACGCATTTAAACGTATCTTCTAATTTAAATCTGGATCTCATATTTAATGAAGTGGTATCTGTCTTCGGTTTTTTAAGAATTGTATCAATACGTACTTGTATTAATCCTCTCAATTCTACAGCTGTTTTAGGAAGAATTTTTGCATTTTCAAATAAGAAATCTGCATATTGTGTTACATTCTCTTCCGTTTTTTCACTTTTAGGTTTTAGAACAGTATCATCCAAATCACCTAGAACTTTGTTCATAGATTCATGAAGGATTTGTCCATTAACTAGATTACGTATATATAAATGTGTTAGAAATCTAGAATAACCTCTTCTAATATCTTTTTGTTTAGACCATGCAATAACTTTATTATCAAAATCAGGATCATCGCTTGTAGGAAATACAAGAGTTTCATTCATATCATATAATGATCCAAACATTTTAGTATGCATATTCAAATCTTCTGAAACTTCAGGAATTTCTGAATTTAGTTTCAAAGCTAAATCTGCCATAATACTCGCATACATAGAACCTTTAATTGCCTTATCAAACAACAAAGTCGTTACTCGTAATCTAAAATCTCTATCTCTAGATTTAAGAATTTTCAAACATTCTTGCGATAAAGTATCTAAAGATGAAGGAGCAATTTTATTAAATATACTGAATATTTCATCATATTCTTTATCTGAAGTTTCTCTAATTCTACGAACATAATCAACAAGAACTTTTTCTCGCCAATTTTCTTTATCTTCAGGTTTTTCATAATGTCGAGGTTTTAATGAAGCACGAATAGGTTTATTATATGCGGCAGGGACTAATCTTAATTTTGATATATTTTCAACTATTACTTGAGGTAAAAGAAGTTTAGGAATATATCTTAGTGAATATAGAAGGGCAGCTGATAATTCCATATTTTTGTGTAAAGATAATATTTATAAATGTAAAACGAATTCGTTTTTTATTATCTATTTAAAATATTATAACAAAATGTCCTCTGAAACCATAAAACTTCCATATGTATGGGTTTTATGGTATCATGATCCTGAAAATAAAGATTATTCAATAAAAGGATATATTAAAGTAGCAGATTTTACAACTTTACATCAATTTTGGTCAGTTATAGATACAATTCCAAAAGAAGCATGGGAATGTGGTATGTATTTCTTTATGCGTAAAGGATTTACTCCTTTATGGGAAGCACCTGAACATAATAATGGTGGAGCGTGGTCAAAGAAAATTGATGCTGTACAAGCACATACATCATTTGTAGATCTAATGGTACATTGTATTACTAATGAACTTCTTATTGATCGTAAAGAAACTTTAGCAGGTATTTCTATATCTCCTAAAGGTCAATTTCATATCATAAAATTATGGAATACTACAACAACAGTATCGGATAAAAAATATTTGAATTCAAATTTAACTTACTTTAAAGTTTCTGATGATGTTACTTATACTGCGCATAAAGCAAGACCTAGATAATAAAATGTTTAAATAACTACTTTTTTTTATACTTAGGTATTTAAGATGAATAAACAAGAAATTATTGATTATTTAGAATATTTTCTAAGAAATCTAATTGGATTTTTATATAAATGGTTAACTACTGATGGAGAAGTTTTAGGTTATATTGTTATAATAATACATATTTTATGTAGTATAACTACATTTTTATGTATAATATATTCACATACAATATATCCATTATGGCAATTTAAATTAGGTGTTTTTATATGTTTATTATTAGTTTGGTTACAACATATTTTCTTAAATGTATGTATATTTACAGTATCAGAATTAAAATTAACAAATGGAACATTTTCATCAGATATTCATTTATCATATTTTTTTAGTAAATTATTAGGAACAAAAATTGAAGATGCTATGAATTTACTTGTTTTATGTGAATTTATAACAATATCGTGTTTTTCACTTGAACTTATTTCTGAATTATCTTTATATTTATATAATAAAAATGGTATATTTTTAAGTTGAGCAAGGCATTAAGCATAATTTAATTTCACCTAAATTTGCTACGACATAACGAATCATTAAAAACCAACTATTTTTCATATGGATTTCTAAATTATTACATAAATTCGTACACTTCGTAAATAAAACAAGATGAGGTAAAGAAAATTGACCACTTACAATTTCACTTGAACTTTTCTTATGTATATTAAAATCATCTTCACTATCACCCATAATAGTAGTACGAGAAGCAAAATGTCCTTTACAATTGAATGATAAAGTAGTTCCTACATTTGTAATTTCAATAGTTTTTGCTGATAAAAGAGTCATATCTCTACAAATCTTTTGAAAATCTAGAGAAGGCATAGTAATTCTAGTAGAAAATTCAGTATCAGGTAATTGCAAATCAGGTTCATCTCTGTCCAACAAATTTAATTTATATTTATGAATTTGTTTCTTTTCAGGATTTTCCATAATAATTCCTAATGAATTAGGATCTTCTTTATCAATATAAAATGTCAGAGTATCATCATTTGTAGCAGTTCTTACAATTCGATATAAATGATCGGTGTTTACACCAATAACAAATTTTGCTGTAGGATGATTATATTCAAATTTTTCAAATTTATCTGCATGTAATCTTAAATGTACTAAAACTGTACGCGTATTATCCATAGCTACCATTCTTATACCATCTTTATCGAACAAAAGAGACATTTCGACTAAGATAGATCTTAAAGCTTCAACTAATGTACGAACAGCGCCAGTTTGAACAGTTTTAGCTTCAACTAATAATTGTGGCATATTTATTATAAATCTTAATTTTTTACGTTTAAATAAGTTTAATGATTTATTTATTACATGTCTTTTAATTATAAATGTCTCTTGAACTTGTTATTGGACCAATGTTTTCAGGAAAATCTACAAAACTTATAAGAAAAATACAATTAGCAAAATCAATTAATAAAAAAGTTTTAGTTATTAAACCTTTGATTGAAACAAGATACGGTGAAAATAAATTATCTTCACATTCACTTGAATATGAATTGTGTCAAAGTTCTTCAACTTTAGAAACTTTTTCAAATGATGTCCCGAATTATGATCTTATTGTTATTGATGAAGGACAATTCTTTCCAGATTTAAAACAATATGTTCTTTTATGGGTAGATAAATTTGGAAAAGATGTTATTGTTGGTGGATTAGATGGTGATTCTGAAAAACATCCTTTTGGGCAAATACTTCAATTAATTCCTTATTCTGATAAATGTAAGAAATTATCGGCATTGTGTAAAGATTGTAATGATGGTACATTAGCAATATTTACAAGAAGAAATATTAAATATGATTATCAAATTAAAGTTGGTGGAGTAGAATCTTATTCTGCTGTATGTAGAAAACATTATAATCATAAAATTTAAAATAATGATTCCCAAAATCCTCCTCCTTTTTTAGGTTGAGATTCTTCTTTTTTAGCAGGAAGTTCTTCTTCATCATCAGAACCTTTATAACAATTTTTCATAGTTGTACATTTTTTCTTTGATACAATACGTCCTCTTTCATTTTTCATTAAACTATCTTTTGTTAATCCACCCATAGTTTTCTCAGCTGAACCATTCCATACTTGTCTACGTGAACCCCTTTTCAAAGTTTTTTTATTTTGTGATGAAGGCATGTTTGTTATAAGAAAAATATTTAAAGTTCTTAGAAAAAACTTTAAATATTTTTTATTTAAATATTATTATTATATATTTAATTATTTAGTTGGAATACGCTAGACCACCCATACCGCTCATTACGCGGAGCACGTTGTAGTTTAGAGCGTATACGCGTACTTGGGCAGTGTTGGAGCCGAGTACCGTGTTTAGAGATACCGTTAGTTGTAGAGTGGCTTTGTCAATACGAGAAAAGTTGCATGAGCCAGAAGGTTGGTGTTCTTCAGGGCGTAGAGCGAAGGAGTATACGTTAATGCCCGTAGACGGCGTACGGGTGTGGTGTTGGTAGGGTTGTACCGTGCCGAAGTAAGAACCTTCGCGTTCCGTGAAACGATCTTGGCCGTTGAGTTGTAGTTTGCATACTTCTACAGGGTTCTTGCCTTCGCAACGTACACCAGATGCAAGAATTACTTTGGCAAGTAGGTAGTTCACACCTGAATCGAACGCATCTGAGGCACCCGCAGCACCACCGTTCGCAAGACCAGCAACAACTGAGCCAGCCGTACCTTGTTGACCAGTCGCAAGTACATTGCCTTGGGTTACGTTTACACCAAGACCAATAGAAGGACCAGTCGCCGTACCAGAAGAAGAGGCATTGGCACCCACACGAGTTAGTAGAGACATAATAATACCTTCCGTTGAGAAGTCATCGGAGTAGTTAAAAGGTTGTTGACCACCTACAGCACCTAGCCATGAAGGGAAAGAGCAGTCAACGAAGGAATCGCGTTGTACTACCCATAGGAGTTCCTTTACAGGGTGGTTAAAATTAAGCTGTACTTTGTTGGATGAAGAAGTAATAGATTCCGCACCCGTGTATTGTACTTGTTCAATTAGGTATTCGTGAGATTGTTGGGCAAAACGACGACGTTCTTCCGTGTCTAGGTATACGTAATCTACATATACGGACGCAGCCGCTAGAGATTGGGCCGTAGGGCGTACAGGTACACCTACAGATGATTCAGCGTATACGCAATTTTCCCAGGTTTCGAAGTCCACGTTTAGGCGTACTTCGTGGTATTGTAGAGCGATTAGAGGAATCGCTAGACCAGGGTTGCGGCAGAACCAGAATTGGAGAGGTACATATAGCGTCTTGGCAGGCGTACCAGCACGAGATACGCAAGATTGGGTTACTTCCGTAGAAGAGCAGGTCGCATCAAGACCTACACCCGTGGATGTTTTGAGTAGAGTTAGATCGTGGGTGTTACCTACTAGAGAATCTAGGGCAGGTACTTGGCCAAGTTCCGTAGATAGCTGGGTCCAGATTTGCATCCAATCACCATATTGACGATCAATACGTTGACCACCAATTTCAAGTTCTACTTGTTTGAGTAGACGGTGTCCTACATAGTTTAGCCAGCGGAAAGAGGTACCAGCAGCACCAATTTGGGTGGAAGAGGCAGATACGTCAACTGAAGGTAGTACTACTTGTACATACGTGCGGAACATTAGATCCGCATTACGATTGATTACGGCAGTTACACGTTTGTTGAAGTCAGCTTGGCCGTTGAACGTTACTTCAATAGATTCCATCGCAAAGTTCGTATGGCGTTTGTATAGGATTTTCCAGAAGGTAATTTGAGGATTACCTGTTAAGTATACGTCTTGAGCACCATACGCAACAATTTGTTGTAAACCACCACCCATTTTTGTTTATAATTAACAAAGAGAAAAAAATATTCAGAAAAAATAAATGATGTTTTGGTATTTTCCGACGACGAATACTTTATTAAATACTTTTCTAAGATCCATGGTTTTCTTCGTCATGTTAGTATTTGGTTTTAAATGGACTTATTACAATGCGTATTGGTTTGCGATTGTCCATGATGCCATTTCTTTATCATTAATGCCCCGTTGATCCAAATCCACCTTCGCCACGATTATCAGGAGCTTGAGGTAATTCTTCAAGGGCATTTACAATGCGTACTTCATTCCAAGGTAAGAAATCATGTTGACATAATTGAAATTCACGACTGCCCTTAGTAATATGTACATTCGTATTTGTTCTAAAATTCACAACATCTGTTACAGCTTTAACTTCACCTCGATATCCAGCATCAATTAATCCCATAGAATTTGCCATACGAAATGGAGTTTTTGATAATGATGATCTTGGTAAAAGAAGACAAGGCATAGGAACATTATTTTTTACAGCAGCAACTTTAATACCTAAATTAAATGTATATTGAACACAATAACCATCTCTTACAGTATTTTCATTAATATATTGTTCTAATAAAGGAATATCAAATCCTGAATCTGTATATCTATGTTTATTTACTTGATTATGTAAAAGAGTTTTTAGATCAGGGTTTTCGGCATAAATAAATAAAATAGCCATTTGATTTATTTATGTTTAGAATATTTAAATTAGTATTTATAAGCAATAACAAATCCAATTACAGCTAAGAGTTGAATACTTAGGAATTTAAGGAATTCATTAACTGGAATTCTACCTAATAAATATTGCATAAATAAGAAAATAGGATTAAAATGACCAGGGGATTCATGGGAAATTAATAAGGCAGACATATAAGCTAAACCAATAAAATAAGGATTTGAATGAGTTAATATAGATGTTGATAAAATTAAAATAATACCTATAAATTCTAATAAAAGTAATTTAAGCATTTTCTCTTATCTTATTTCAAGAAATAAGGTTCCCAATTTTTTACTCTTTTTAATGAATCAGAATAATCTTCTTTTGAATAACATAGCGGAATAATAAACCAATTATCTTTTTGCTGCAATCGTTGCCAATACTGATCAATAATATACGATTGACCTTTTTCTAAAGAACCTTTATCTACATTCCACATAAACTTCTTAGTTTGTAATTTAATATCCTCAATAATCAACTTTTTTAAACCATCTTTGAAATTATTTAATAAAGTTAAAAAATAATTTTGATGAACTAAATATGCACCCATAGATGAACATTTATATAACTTTGAAGTTTCGGGGTTATAATCAACATTTATACCACCTAAAACTATTACATCATATGATGAAGACATTAAATCTTGTAGTTTTTTATAATTCTTTTCAAATTCGTTAAATATCATATCATCTTCCATAATTAAAACATGTTTCCAATCATTTGTTATGGCGTGTTCAAGGGCATTAATATGTGCTTGAGCAATACCAATTGCAGGACAATTTGTATTTAATATACCTGGAATTCTATAAATAATTTCTTCTGGAAAATGTTCAGATAATGTTTTTATAATTTGTTCTTTTCTATCTATTCTATACTCCAAATTTATATACAAAATATGTTCTACCATTTCTTATTATATAATTAAGGAAACCCTAGTTTAAATCTTTTAATATATGTTTCACAATCTTCTCTATCATATGAATCATTTATTGCATATAATGGATCTATTGGTATTATACCAGTAATATGGTGTTCATGTTTAATTATAACTTGGTCAATATAAGTTTGTTTATTTAATCTTGAAGCAACTTGCATAAATTCATTATCGCAATACAAAGATTTATAAGCAGGATGATAAATGTATCCAAATCTTTGATAATATTTTTTTCCAAGGATACATAAAGTATTTAATCTGGATCCTTGCAATCCATCATTAAACCATAAAACCCCATCTGTATCAGGATATAAATTCTTCATATTTTGTCTAATAATTTCATCATATCCTATAATTTGAGGAATCATATCATCTGAAGCTAATAAAATAATATCATATTCTGGAGCTTTATCCATATCACGATTTACAGCTTTAATTTTTGATCCTGATATTTCAACAATTATTTGTGTTTGTGAATGAACATTTTCTAAATTTTTAATTAATTCAGGAGTAGCTGTATAATCATTCGAATCTAAAGTAATTAATCCATAGATTAATGAAGGATTAGATGCCATAGAAATATATTTTTTATAAACTTCTAAAAGTTTTTGAGGACGTTCTCTTGATGGAAATTTAAGTAAAATTCTCATTTATATATAATTTTTTAATTACATATAAATGAATTACGACGATACTTTTAGATTTTTAGAATTGCCCCAAAAACCAAATACTTATTTATTTGAAAGATTACCGCCAGTATTTATATGTAATGAAAAAGAAACACAAAAATCATTAAAAAGAATATTCAATTTTAGTGATACATTATTTAAAAATCATCAAATTGAATATGGATATCATCAAGTTGAAAAAATTAATGTAAATCCGCAAGGTTCATTATCTGTAATTGAATTAAGATTTAAATGGAATCATAATTATTTTCATTTTTTAACAGAAGGATTACCAAGTTTATTAGAAATAAAATCACAAATAAATATAGATAATTTTACTTTATTATGTATTCAAAGTGGATTTATTCAAAATCTTTTGAAATGGTTTGATATTCATAGTCCTATTTTATTTAATGTTAACAATTCAGAAATAAACGAATGCATTTTAATGAAAAAAATTGAATGTGGAAATCCATCTCCACAAAAAATTAATTTATTAAGAAATAAAATTTCTGAAAAACTAGTATTTGAAAAGAAATATGGAATATTAATTAAACGTTCTGAATCTTATAGAAGTATTTTAAATCATGATCAATTCCTAGGAAATCTAAAGAGTTATTATAATGATATTGAATGGAAAGTATTTGATAAATTATCTTTTAATGAAACAACTGAATTATTTTCAAAAGCTAAAGTAATAGTTGCTCCACATGGAGCTGGTCTAACAAATATGTTATTTAGTTCTCAAAATATTACAATTATTGAAATTATGAATAAAGATGATCCAAATGTATGTTATTGGCATTTAAGTCAAACATTAAAAAATAAACATTTTATTATTTCAATTGATTCATTTAATGGTAATTTTGTTGTTGATGATAGATTTAAATCAATTAAGATAAATTAAATTAAAATGTTAGTTGCTTCTCGCTCTTTATTATTTGGATGCGATCATCATATACAAAATCCTGAATCCGGTTCTCGTAGAATTCCAACTACATTTCCTCAAAAAGATGGCGAAACTATATATGTTCACCCTGATGCTCTTGGAAATTTCATTGTTAATTATTTACCTAAATTAAAATTCAAATTTGTTTTACTTTCAGGAGATTCAGATACAACTGTTCCCAATGATATTATAAACGAAGCTAATTATTTATTAGGTCATCCGTTATTAATTTGTTGGTATTCACAAAATTGTATAACAGTTGTAGACAAACTTAGACAATTACCTATCGGTCTTGATTTTCATACTTTAGAAAGAGGTGCATATTCATGGGGTCCTCAACAATCTCTTAGTTCACAACATCAAGATATTTTAAATCTACAAAACTTAAAAATTCCTAAATTATCAAAATGTTATGCAAATTTTCAATTTTTAATGAATACAAGATATGCACAAGATAGAATTGATGCTATTAATCAAATTCCGAATGGTCTAGTATTTTATGAACCTATGAAAACTACAAGAATTAATTGTTGGAATAATATGCTTAAATATAAATATGTTATTTCTCCACATGGAAATGGTTTAGATTGTCATAGAACATGGGAAGCTCTTGTTTTAGGATGTATTCCAATTATGAAATCTTCTCCTCTAGATCCTTTATTTGAAGGTCTACCCGTTTTAATAGTTAAAGAATGGTCTGATATTACACAAGAATTATTAGATAATTTTCAAGGAAATAATTCACAAATTCAGAAATTAGAATTTTCATATTGGTTTCGAGAATTTAATAAATATAAATGAAAGTAATTATTTGTGGCTGTGCAAAAAACATTGTAAATTTTTGGACGAATACATCAAAAAATTTACAAATTATATTTGATTCCCTGGAAGATTACAAATGTATTATTATTGAATCTAATTCTACAGATAATTCTTTGGAAGTTTTAAATGATTGGTCAAAAAACAATCCTAAAATAAATATAGTTTCTTTAGGAAATCTTCAAGAACAATCAAGAACTAAAAGAATTGCCTTATGTCGTAATAAATATTTAGAGAATATTGAACCTTTTTATGAAGAATTTCCTTATTGTTTATTTTTAGATTTAGATAATGCTTTGGAAATTTATGATAATTTTAAAGAACAATTGCAATCATGTTTTCAAAGAGATAATTGGGATGCAATCGCTTCAAATAGAAGGGGCAGATATTATGATATTTGGGCTTTAAGATCTAAACAATTAGGAATTGAATTTGATTGTTGGCTTGAAATACAAAGACAACCTTCAATATTCTTAGATTCTAATAATACTTTAGTACAACGTAATAATGTTCATTATTTTGTAAGAAGATTTCAAAATATCATACCTGAAAATTCTGAATGGATTTCGTGTGAATCCGCATTCGGAAGTATGGTTCTTTATAAATCTTCATCAATAAAAGGAAAAAGATATGATGGATCACAAACATGTGAACATGTTTCATTTAATCAAGGATTAAAAATGTATATAAATCCTGCGTTCTTATCTGGAGGAGAATGTCTGGAACATCTTTAAACATCTAATATTTTTAAATTATCCGCAAAACAACATCTTAATCCTAAATCTTTAATTTCACAATGATTCAAAGATCTAGTAAACTCTGCAAATTCCATTTCAGGAGATTTATTCATATTTTTATATTGAAATTGTTTTAAGAATTTACATTTTATTGCATATAATCCTAAAACACAATCATTTAGTTCATATTTAAAAGTACATACGTTATAATATTTAACACCTGCATCATAATCATTATTAAGAACAAAGTTAATAAAAGAATCATTTAACAAATGATATCTTCCAGTCATTTTAATAATTATATCATCATCTTGAATATTATATGATTGAATTACAGAATGAATATCTTGTAATTCATTTATACCTTTATGAAAATAAGTGTTTGAATTATTTGTTGTATAATGAACATCAACACCCAAATCATCTAAATATGTTGTTCTTTTACCATTATTTTCAACTATAATAACTTTAATATCTTTTGGAATATATTCAAGTGTTTTACGAATACTATATAAATATAAATTCTTGCGATGTTCGTAATTTTGAATACCAAATTTATTATTTATACATGTGGTTATAATTAAATATATCATTTATTTAAGTTCTCTAATCTTATTGTTTAAATTTAATGATTCATTTAAAAGAGAAATGTATTTGTCTTTATTATTGTTTTTTGATAAATCTTCTTTTTTAATTCCTACAAATTTAAGTTTAGTTATATCAAATAAATCGGATTCAACAAAATAACATTCGCTTTCTGTATTATATACTTGTATTTGTTTGAATCCTGCATCTATTAAAGATCTTGGAAGAATAGTAGATTTATGAACACAACTTTCTAAATAAGGATATTCTTTATCATCAATTGGAATATCATCATTTATCGCTTTAGACAATTCATCACTTAACCAACGTACATTAACAACGCGATTTGGTGTTGGAGTTGTAATTATTATTATTTTACTTATTCTTTGAAATTCTTTAAATGCATCTAAAACTTCTTCATAATATAAATGTTCTAGATTTTCCATAGATAATGAAATATCGTATTCTTTGTCTTTGATTGGAAGTAAACTTGAAGATGCATAAATAATTTTATCAAACATTGATGTACTATTTTTCAAGTAGTTTATAGTTGCTTCTGAAAAATCTACACTGTAAAACTTAAATTAGGATAGTGCTTTTTAAGTAACTCACATTGAAATCCTATTCCACATCCAACATCAACAATATTACATCTTGAATTTTTAGTAATAAGTATTTCTAAAACATCTCTTACATGTTTATTAAGATATTCAGGAGATTTTTGTCCTCCAGTTTGCAATTCTATTCTGTAACTACGCATTTGTCTTTAAACAATCTAATAAAAACATATAATTAAACGGAAGATTTTTATTCTGATCTATTGAGATATGTTGAAAGTTTATAGATCTTCCAAATAAATCTTTTCCAGAGTTTACTCTCATTGATATATTTTCTTCATTTGTATACTGATCAGAATTATATTCTTGATGAGAAAAGTTCTTAATTTTATTTGATATAAATTTAGAATCTCCGAAATAACTTAAATGCCATCCTCCATTATTTAAAATAGGAGCATTCATATATCTAATTTTATCTACATTATTTGAAGTAGTTTTATAAAAAGAAAAAGGAAAACATTTAGTTTTTGTCCAATTTGGATCCATAAACATATTCAGATTATAATAGTACATATCTTGTCTCAATGAATGCAATGAATTTAGTCCTGTAGTTTTTAATTTATTTAATAATTCTGGATTTGGAATTTCATCTACATCCGAAATTAAAATTAAATCTTTATCTTGTAAATTTTGAAATCCTCTTGAAATACAACTTCTCTGATGAGCTTCTCTATCCCATGCATTATTAGTTGTTGGCATATCATCTACAATTATATGAATAATTTTATCTTGATATTTTTCATATAAATGTTTATTTTTTTCATAAAATAATTCTTTAGAATTCCCAGAGAAAGTTTTTGTTGATTCAACTAAAATAAAATTATCAACTATTTCATATAACGTATCTAATCTATATTTTAATAAACCCAATTCATTATAAAAAACAAAGCCATCAATTAATTTCATTTTATATTTAAGTTATCACTAAATCATTAAATACTTTCATTACTTTTTCAGGAGTATATTCTAGATAACCATTATTTGACATATCAAATTCTTTTGGATTGAATTGATTTAGTAAATTAATTAAATGTTCTTTATTTTGATATTTAATTATCTTATCTCCTAGAATTTGGAAATGTGCATCATCAGTACAAATATTCCATGCTAATATAGGTTTTAAACAAATTGCAAATTCTGCAATAGCTAATCCAAATGTTTCTCCGTCTCTTCTAGCATGTAAGAAAACATCACATGTATTAATAAATTTTCTTTTAATTTCCATATCACTAGAACATTCTAGAAAAATAACATTTGATAAATTACAGAATCTAGGTGTATTCATAAATAAAAAATACTTTTTATTGTTTTGAGATGCTACATTAATAATTGCTTCTTTAACAAAATCAACATCAAATGTATCTGAACCACCATATCTTCCATAAACAATAGAATCTTCTGGAATATTTAATTCTTTTCTTAAATGTTCAGTTGTATTTCCAATTCTTACCATATATGGTAAAACAGGATAAGTTGTATTCCATTTTCTGTTTACTTGATCACTTATAGGAGTATATACATCTGCTTCCTTATATCTTGTATCAAAAACACAATGTTTAATTGTTTTAAAACGTCTCCATTCTGGATTATTAAAATTATAAATATCAGGACCTCCGTGTGTTTGTGTATAGAAAATATCAATTCCTGTAATTTCATTAAAATCATTAATTTCTTTTATTTCAAATCTATTTTGAAATTTTTGATAACAAGCTTTTGATGGCGGAAATCTTACTTGTTGTTGTTTTTGAGGAGTAAAACAATAAATAATTGATTTATTCCCTAAAATGGTTTCATTGTGATCGGCATAATCGTATACTGCAACTTCTGTCCCACGTTCAGTAAAATGTCTAATAAAAAATCCAATAGTTTTCATATTTAATTTTATAAAGAAAATTCTATTAAAATAGATATTCAAACTTATGGCCTTGTAATATAATACTTGAAATCTATGATATTAACATCCATATTATATTTTGATATTATAAACTTACAATATTTTTCACCAACAATTCTTCCATTATTCTTTCTAAAATCAGATAGTTCATCTATTCTGTTTCCATAAAGATGTGCAACATTATATTGCATTATAGCACAATGGTCATTTATTCCCTCAGAAGGGCCGCAGTATGGTATATGTATTTTTTCGGGATTATCAAGAATTAAACCTATAGGAAAATTATTATGTAATAACATGTCTGGTCTTATAAACATTATAAATTTATATTTGTCTCCTTTTGAAATAGCTGTTTGAACCATACTTAGTCCTCGTTTTTGTGATTCTAACATACAAACATGATTAGAAACCATTTTAGGTACCCATTCTCCATCAGGTGTATTTCCTTTTTTTGCATATACATCTTTATAAAAATATATGTCCATATTTACACTTTCTAGGAATTCATCTTCATCGTCTAATTGATAAAAATCAGGAGATAATAACTTATATTCTTCATAATCTATTTTTTGTGGTATTGTTTTATCCCATAAGTTTTGTATACCATCTTTCATTTTCCAAGTATGCATAAATGTTTTATAAGTTAAATTTTCTTTTTGTAAGATTTCAAACATATGTTTGAAATGAGATTCGTATGTTTTTTTAACTGAACGTGTTAATCCGAAATATATAATAGCAAAATCGTATTCTACAGACATTATATATTTACATAATATTAACATAATATTGTGTAAATATAATGAGTATACTTTTTGTTTCAGCATTTAAAGATATAGGACGATCAAGATGGCCAATTTACACTAGATCAAATGAAGAATATATAAGATATTTTATGGATCTAGCAATGAATATAAAGTACAAATTAATTGTATTTATTGAACCACATATTCGTGAAATTTTAGTAAGCAAACAACTACCTTCAAACATAATTTTATTAGATTGTAATCTTGTTAGAACATTTTATGATAAATTTATAGAATCAGAAACAACTATAATGAATAGTCAAACTTACAAAAATAAAATACCTTCACATAGAAAAACTAATCCTGAACATTGGAATCCTGAATACAATTTGGTAAACCACAATAAAATAAACTATGTTGCATATTGCAGAAGAGAATTTCCTGAATATGAATTTTATTCCTGGTTAGATTTTGGTTGTATAAGAAATGCAGTAATTAATGTTCCAAAAAATATTAATTATGAAAAACTACATTGTAAAATTTCTTATCTAGTGTTAGTACCAATTCCGTCAAAAATCTTATCTGCAAATGAAATGCTTCACTCGCATACTGTTTATTTAGCAGGATCACAATTTGTTGTTCATAAAGATTTAGTTGAAAAATTTGAAAAGTTATATGAAGAACAGTTACTTGAATGGCAAGCAGAGAGCATTTGTGATGATGATCAGAATTTAGTTCTTCAAATTTATAATAAAAATAAAGATATCTTTGAACTTTTTCCAAGCAATGAGTGGTTTACACTATTTAGTCGTCATTTAAATAAAAATGACTAGCTACCCTAAATATATTTTTGATGAAAAAATACAGACATCTTTATGTGAAATTATGGGAAGATATGGAAGTGATAAAGGATCAATCGACATTACAAATTGCCATCATAACTATACAACTTTTTATTATAGTATTTTTAAAGATATTAAAAGTAAATCACTAAGAATTTTTGAACTAGGCCTTGGTACTAATAACATAGATGTAAAATCTAATATGGGTTCTAATGGAAAACCGGGCGCATCTCTTTATGGATGGAGAGAATTTTTTGAAAACTCTGAAATTTATGGAGCAGATATTGACAAAAGAATTTTATTTAGCACAGATCGAATTAAAAGTTTTTATTGTGATCAAACAAATCCAAAAATTATAAATGAAATGTGGAATAACGAAGAACTGCAAAAACCTTTTGATATTATTATAGAAGATGGTCTTCATGAGTTTTATGCGAATGTATGTTTTTTTGAAAATAGTATTCATAAATTAGGACCAAATGGATATTATATAATTGAAGATATATTAAATCATGATATACTAAAATTTAATAATGTAATAGAAACCTGGAAAATAAAATACCCCAATCTTACATTTACTATTTTACAAATTCCATCAACTAAAAATAAATCAGATAATACATTATTAGTAGTTAAAAATCTTAATTAAAAAATTTTAGTATGAAATAAACATGGATGGAAAAGATGCCATTTTATATGTATTAAAAAATAATATTGATGGAGCAATTGTAGAATGTGGGGTTGAGAGTGGATCATATGAATACATATGGATTCAAGAACTGCAAAACGAAAGAAAGGAAAGAGATATTTACATGTATGATACGTTTGCCGGATTAACTGAACCGGGTAATGAAGATTATAATTTAATAAATTATGCAAATGGAATATGGAATAATCCAGAACAAGTGCTGAAGACATGGAAAGACAAAAAAATAAACGAAGAAATCAATGATTGGTGTAATTGTCCTCTAGAAAAAGTAAAATCAAGATTGAACTCAACAGGATATTCACAAAATAAACTACATTATATTGTTGGAGATGTGCTTGAAACACTTAAAATTGAATCAAATATTCCTGAAAAAATTGCAATTTTAAGATTAGATACTGATTGGTATGAATCAAGTAAGTTTGAACTTATTAAATTATATGATAATGTTGTTGATGGAGGATTGATTATTTTTGATGATTATTATTTTTGGAATGGACAGAAAAAAGCAACAGATGAGTTTTTTCAAGAAAGAGGTATTGATGTTACCATTAAGAAATTAAATGAAAAAACTGGCGCAATGATTAAAATGTAACGCAATTCCAATTAGGTATTGAAAAAATATCTCCATGCCATATTTTCATGTTTTTGAATGATGGATAAGAAACATTTGAATAAAAACTTAAATATCCTATTACAGCAGAGAATGTTCCATGAGATAAAATTATATTTTTACATGTACTTCCAAATTGCAAAGTTTTAATTTCATCTAAAAAAACAATTTCTGAATTAGGAATTCTTTTTCTTAATTCATGAATTAATGGATGATTTATTGAATCTGATGATATATATAGTTTATCATAAGTAAGATTTTCTAAAGTTTTTAAATAATAATTTAATCCAGGATTATATTGTGAAATATCACCTAATCTCACATGCATAAAAACATCATTGTTATTTTCATATCTTTCTTTAAAAGGATTCTTTTGAATAATCAAATCTTTAATTTCAAATAAATATGATTGTAAATAAATAGATATTTCTTTAGTTTGAAAGTAAATATCTTGATGTTCAAATAAAACATTAGTTTCTAAAAGTTTATTATCATTTAAGAAAGTTAAAAAATTATTATCATTTATTAATGTTGTTTCTTTAAAAGTTTTTGTTCCAATGAATATAGGTATACCTAATTCAATAAGTTGATTAAAAAAAGAATATTCAAAAAATAAATCATTCTTTTTACATAGTTGACTTATTGGGACATTTCTAAAAAAATGATTACAGAATCTACCAGCACATTCAAATGATTTGGACATTTTATTTACATATAATATATTTTAATATATAAATGATAATTTTATGTATTATAACTACAGGTGGAAATCTAGATGAATATTTAAAAAACATACTATTTTTCAAAGATACTATGCAAAAATATTATCCCAGTTATTTAATTGATTATGCATGTATATCAAGTACAGATAATTTTACAAACCTTGATAAATTACTTAATTTAAAATATAAAGAAATTGATTCTAAAAAACAATTATCAAAAGTATGTAATTTTATTACAAAATTCAAAGATGAATTAGATTATGATTGGTTTATTAAAATAAGACCCGAAGTACAAATATTTTCAAGAATTGATTTTGAATCTTTACCTAGGAATACAATCAGTGCTAGAGTAAGAGAATATCTTGGTCCTAAAAAAATAATGTATGGAAATTCTACATCAGGACCTGGATGGAATCAATCAATTAATGATTGTAAATTTAGTGAAAAAGAAGAGATTATTATATTAGATGATCAACTATATGTATTTGATAAACAAGTTATAAATTCAAATGCATTTGAATCATTTGATTCTGAAAATATTTTAGGATATGCAAGAATAATTAATGGTAAAGAAGCACCATGGGGTGAATGTGAATGGGTACATACAAACTTATGGAAAGAAAGAAAAATAAATTTAAATCTTATAGGAATTCAATTAAAATTACAATATAGTAATGGTGGTTATATGAGTTCCGGAAATGTAAATTGTTAATTATTCAAATACTAAACGAGGAACAATATGCATAGCTTCTAATTCCTGAGTCCATAATTTCATTGCATAAGGAATTGTTTTCATTTGAAATTCAGTTCTTACTCCACATGTTCCACATTCATACAGAGAAGCTTCTTTATTTACTACTGCTAATACACCACAGTTTTTACAAAATCCTGTACTAAATGGATCACTTACATCCATTAATCTTTCTTTTGTAAACATTGCTGTGCCATGTGAAAGCATACAATCGCGTTCCATTTCACCTACTCTTAATCCACCATCTCTTGCTCTTCCTTCACATGGTTGACGAGTTAATGAAACAATAGGACCTTTGGCTCTTGAATGGGTTTTATCTTTGACCATGTGCTTTAATCTTTGATAAAATGTAGGACCCATAAATATTTCAGCTTCCATCATTTCTCCAGTTTGGCCATTATAAAGTAATTCATTTCCATATGGATGCATTCCTAAAGAAATCATATGTTTACGCAAATCTTCAATTTTTAAATGTGAATATGGTGTTCCATCACCTAAATTTCCTGTCATTGAACAAACTTTACCAAACATCGTTTCCATTAGCTGAGCAATTGTCATTCGTGAAGGTACTGCATGAGGATTCATAATAATATCAGGTCTTAATCCACTTGCAGTAAACGGCATATCTTCTTCATTCAAAATAATTCCACAAGTTCCTTTTTGGCCATGTCTTGATGATACTTTATCGCCAATTTCAGGTACTCTTTCAGATACTACGCGGACTTTTACGAAAGGATATCCATCTGAATTCTTGTCTTGCCATACACCATCAATACGACATTCTTCAGCATTTTTATGAGTTGTTGATGAATCTCGATAAGTGTAGCCGTGCTGATCTTGTTTTAAATTAGTTACTTTTCCTATTAAAACGTCATTTTCTTTGATTTTTGTATGTAAAATAGGTATACCTTCATCATTCACAGCATGATAAGATGAAGATTTAAATCCCTTAGTATTTTCTTTTCTTGGTTTAGTAAATTTCTCTTCTTTACCTGAAGCTACATTTCTATGTTCTTCATCTTTATAAATTGTATAATATAGAGATCGGAACAAACCTCTTTTTAATGCAGCTTTATTTAAAATTACAGAATCTTCTTGATTATATCCTGAATATATTCCAATAGCTACAATAGCATTATATCCAAATGGCATTTCATGAGTTTTTAAGACATTCATCATTTTTGTTTCTACAAATGGACGCATAGGATTACATAAGACATAACCATTCTTATCTAATCTCTTAGCATAATTGCGAGCATATAATCCCATAGCTTGTTTTCCCATAGCAGATTGATAAGTATTACGAGGAGATTGATTATGATCTGACATTGGAATTGTCGAAGCCATATGTCCTAACATTAAACTAGGATGAATTTCACAATGTGTATGAAATTCTGAAACTTCAGAAGGAAACATTGCTACACGAATAATATCACTTTGTCCTGCATCAATATATTCAATATTTGATTTTATCCATTCATTCCAATCATCTTTGTTTGCAGGAGGATCTAGAATTTTACCTCCAGAAACTTTAAATAAAGGTCTTACAATTCTTCCACCATCAGATTCAATTGCAAATTCATTATCCATAATATTCCATACTATACTTGTATGGGGATGTAAAATAAATGTACTCTTAAGTAATTTCAAATGATCATATAAAATCTTAGGTTGAGTAGTTGATGCAATAATTACACCATTAATTGATATAGGTATACCATGAATTAAAGATTTAAAATCTGTAATGAAATTAATATAG